AAGCAACCATTGACCAAAATTTGGCTCTTTGCTATAATAATAGTATGAAAACACAATTCTCAATTCCAGATGTAGGTTGCCGAGTTGCTATTACAGTTGCTTTTCCTAGTTATGTTATTGGAACAGCAACAGTTAACAAAACAACAATAACTGGAGTTGTTGAAAAAGCAACCAAATTTACCCCTCCAAATTTTGTTAGAATTGCAACAGATTTTGACAGTCCAGTTCGCGTAAGAGAAATCCCATTGGAACGTATTACCAACATCGAACATGCAGATGGTCGTGTTGCACAAAAAACTAAAATTCAAGACAATACTCGAACCTGGACAGTTGAAGGCAGTCGCGGCTCTAAATACGTGGTAGCCAACGCTAAAAATTCCTGGTCGTGTTCATGCCCAGGATTTCAATTCCGTAAGACATGCCGTCATATAAATGAACTGAAAGGAAACTAAAATGGCCAATTGGAAAGTATCAACCTATTACAAAAAATCATGTGAGGAACATGAGCACTATGTCAAAGATGGCGAAACTATTATTCGTAAAACAGGATATCGAGGTTGTAGTTTCTTTGTAGAAACCAACGACGACAATCCGCCAGAGTTTGAATTTGACTTTGTACCTGGTGGAGATGGCAAGCACGACAGTATCAACATGTACGACTGTGCCTACAACAATATTGAGAATGTAGAACTGGATACAATGTGGGACGGCTGTTGGGAAGATATTGACTTTCCAGAAGACATGTCGGAAGAAGAACAAGAACGTCTGATGGAAGTGATCGAAGAACACGGTGTGTATTCGGCGCTGGAAGATGAGGAGGGCTGGAGCCAAAACGAGACAGAAGCATGGATATGGGGGCCTATACTGATTGAGGATGAAGAGGGCAATCAAGTGCGAATCATCTGCGCAGATGAAGACGGCAATGTAATCGACTTTAAAGAGGAGGAGTAAAAATGGGATACGATTCACGAGCAGTAAAAATTCACAAAATGGAAAAAACAATGGCCATACTTTCATTCAACAAGGAAGTGGAGCGTCATTTGATTAGAGAATTTACCAAGGTAAAATCTCAAGCAGCAAGAACAAGAAGTGCCAAGAACCGAGGCGACAAGGACGCAGAATGACTGCAAAGTCCTGGACACTGACCGTTGAACAAGATCCCGAAACTGGGGATCTTGTGCTTCCATTTACAAAAGAAATTTTAGATGAACTCAAATGGAAAGAAGGTGATATACTAGAGTGGGTAGATAACCAAGACGGCTCTTGGAGTTTGGTAAAGAAAAAAACTAAAAAGAACAAAAAAGTTGTTGCTAAATCCAAAACTATCTAATATAATACTTGAATGCTGTCGTACAGCATATCTTATTTAGGAGATATTTAATGTTTGACCTTAATACAAAACAAGGTAAGTTGTTCCGTGCTCTCGTCCTTGACGGTGAGTCCCTGACTGCTAGCCAGATCACCAAGCGATTCTCAATCAAGAATCCACGTGCTACCATCAGCGAAATTCGTTATGCAGGTTTTCCTGTGTATGCTAATACCCGTAAAGCAGGTAATGGCATTCGTGTAACCGAATACCGTCATGGTAAGGCTAGCCGCAAGATCATTGCAGCTGGTTATAAAGCCATTGCAATGGGTCTAGTTGATTAATCAATCAACGCCAAATAAAAAGCTCGCTTAGGCGAGCTTTTTTTTAACTCATTGCAAATTGTAAAAGCTCTAATCTTTTTCGCCGTGTAACATTGTATTCATCTTGATAAAAAGGTTTGTAATCATTTACAATTTTGTCATAATCAAACTGAATTCTCAATGCCAGTCTGTCCGGACTAGTACCATTTTCAATTTTTCTATTGTGTAAAGTGATACTGTTATCAAATATCAAAATATCATTATCGTTTTGGTACCAGTGTTCGTAGATATATTCATCAACAAACATTTCTTCTTGAATTTTATTAAACAGGGCGTCTGAATCTTTTTTATTCATTCCACATATTCTATCAAATGTGTTTATTCCAAGATGCAAACCTTTTATGCCACCTGGGCTTTGTATAACTAAAGGCACTTGGCTATCTGGAGTTGGGCACATATTGTTTTTGTAGAACGCTTCCTGATCTTCATAAAAAGTAGGATTCAGTCGTCGAGATTCATAGTTGTGTATCACAATCATATCATCAAGTTCTGATCTAAATGCCTCTGATTGTCGTTCATACCAATCAGTTGAGGTACAGAAACCTGTGCAACTTCCAATCATGTTTTCGTATCCCATTAGGGCTACACAAGGTGTAAATGCAGCATCTGCACATTCATTACTGTGCCATAATAACTCACCATCACTGAATACACCTAGGCTGTTACCTTTTTTGTCCTTTTTTGCAGTAACTCGTATCATGCCCGGATAGCGTTTATCAATTTGCCAATTTCTACCATGATGAAACATTTGTAGATCTTCTTCATCAAACAAATTCAATCTCAAAATTTCTCTTAATGGCTTGCCATACTTTTGTAAAAAATAAATTGGACGATTCCATCTCGGAGTCCCCCATTGTAAGAATTTTTTGTAGTATTGCTCGTAAGAAATCTTGGGAGCTCTGATGATAGTAACTAAGTTTTGCAAATGTATATTGCCTATCTCAAGCCATTCTTCATCAGTGATATTATTGAGATCAACTTGATCGATATAAACACCAAAACGACCAAGCCCTGGAATTTTAGAAATTTTCATAATGTGTAGTTTTAATATATGAAGATATTTATTGTGAGCAAAAAAGTTGACATTTTTTCACCAAAATCATGGTTTTGTAACTGAACTGTAATCTTAGTATGTTTAAATATTTTAGTGCGATGCACAACTTATGGAGATTACAGAATGAAAAAACTTTTGGCAATTGTATTTGCTACGTTCGCAGTCGCTGCCACAGCAGCAGAATTTACAGGAGCAGGAGCAACGTTTCCTTTTCCTATCTACGCTAAATGGGCAGAAGCCTACAAAGCACAAACTGGTATTGGTCTAAATTATCAATCAATTGGTTCAGGTGGCGGTATCCGTCAAATCAAAGCCAAGACAGTTGATTTTGGTGCCAGCGACATGCCACTCAAGAAAGAAGAATTAGACAAAGAAGGTCTTGTTCAATTTCCAGCAATCATTGGTGGTGTTGTACCTGTGTTTAATCTTGATGGTATTCAACCAGGACAGTTAAAACTCACACCCGATGTTATTGCCAATATCCATCTTGGAAAGATTACCAAGTGGAATGATCGAGCAATTGCAGAAATCAATCCTGGTGTAAATCTACCTGCAATGAACATCACAGTTGTGCATCGTGCAGATGGGTCGGGTACTACATTTATTTGGACCAACTTCCTTGGCAAAGCCAATGCAGAATTTGCCAAAGCGGTGGGCGAAGGCACAGCAGTTAAATGGCCAGTTGGTGTAGGTGGTAAAGGCAACGAAGGTGTTGCAGCACAAGTACAAAGACTAAAAGGTGCATTTGGCTATGTTGAATATGCATACGCCAAGCGTAACAAGATTCCTTATGCAGCCGTAAAGAATCGTGACGGCAACTTTGTATTACCAGATGATACTACATTCAAAGCAGCAGCAGCCAATGCAGACTGGGCTAATGCACCGGGCATGTATTTGTTACTCACATGGCAGACAGGCAAAGATGCATGGCCAGCCACAGGTGCAAGTTTTATCTTGATGCACAAGCAACAGGCAGATGCACTAACAGGTCGTGCAGTTCTTAAATTCTTTGATTGGAGTTACAAGAACGGTGGTCAAATGTCATCAGAATTGGAATACGTTCATATGCCAGCTGATGTAATCAAACTCGTACAGGAAAACTGGAAGAAAGATTTCCGTGGTCCAGACGGTAACCCAATTTGGAAATAAGGAACACTAATGAAAACATTTACAAAACTAGCACTAGCAGTAGCATTGGTATTCGCTGCACCTGCCTATGCAGATGACTATGTAAATACACTTCGAATCCTAAAGGACAAAGGTGTATTGACACAAAAGGAATATGATGTCAAAATCCAAGAAC